TTACAGCAAGAGAATGATGCTACAAGATTCCATTCATATACAATTGATGCCGATGCAGTAGATGCAGGTGGGTATGTTCGCGTACCTGCTATAACGAATATTGATAGTGGAGATGATATTGCAAATAACCAGACTGCCTTTATCTGTGTTGCTGTTAGCGGACCCGCAGGTGAAGGCTTCTATCTGACCGTTAAGCAGACTAATGATCTAGCTAGCTTTGGTGGGATTAACCTCATAAGCTTTGGTGAAGGGTTCTACGTCACTCAGAACTTCCCGAATACTGATGAAGTAATTGTCAACCTTGACCAGGTTAAGGGAGATACTGGAGACACAGGAGCGACAGGCGCTACCGGAGCAACAGGCGCTACTGGAGCAGCCGGAGCAGATGGTGCTGGGTTCTACCTAACTGTTAAGCAGACTAACGGTCTTCAGAGCTTCGGTGGCATCAACGTAATCAACGTCAACTCAGATGAGTTCTACCTAACTCAGAACTTTCCTAATACTGATGAAGTAACTCTCAACTTTCGTGGATCTGCTGGAGCTGGTGGGGGAGAAGCTAATACTGCTAGCAACCTACCCGGAGACGAGGGTATCTTCTTCCAGAAGAGCGGAGTAGACTTAGAGTTCAAGAGTCTCACTGCTGGTTCTAATATCACCCTAACTCCGACCGATGACACGATTACAATTGCTGCTGCGGCTGGAAGCAACCCCACCTTCAAGGAAACGGAAGCTGGTGGATTTAGCCAGTCTGCCAATACACTAGCCTTCCATAGTGCATTCTACCTCTCTTCAGGAGGAGCCGGTAATCCCGTCATTGTCGCTCTGAAGGATAGTCCTCCTGGCCTCATAGAGACTCAGACGGTTCAAATTGAAGTTGCCTCCATCAAGACTTATGTGCTGGATCTGTTCGCTGATTACGCATACCGCATTAACCGCTTTGTGGGTCAGACTGAGAGTGGTGGTGCCGTCGGTGGATTCTACATCAATAACATTAGCGTTACTGGCCTTGATCCAGTTACGTTCTACCCACAGCAAAACATAGTTATCCCCACTGGGGCTCTCTCCCTTATCCCTGGCGACAAGCTGACACTCTCTATCTTCGATAACGCTAGTGCCCTGGATGTCGCTTTCAATCTACAAACCCAGAGAGACTAATGGCTCGCCGTTCGATTCTCTTCAATAGAGGCATCTCCCCGGATACCCTACCTGGTGGTCCAGTCGATCTAGTCTGGCTAGATGGGGCCGACACTGCTACGCAAACTTTGGATGGATCGAACAATGTATCTGCAATGCAGGACAAATCCACAGCCAAGGTAAACTTTGCACAGGGCACTACAGCACAACGGCCAGGAACAGCTAATACCCAGAATGGACTAAGAGTTCTAAGTTTCGCCGAGGACGGCTTAGACCGAGACTCAAACCTACTTGGCGTAGGTCCTATGACTTGGATCATACTAGCCAATAAGACTGCTGCGGGTTCTGCGGATGATGTTATGTTTGAGTCTGAGAAGTTTCGATTGAAGAGCCGACATGGCTCCGTCAATGCTATAGAACTACAAACTGGAGCTGACCTGGCTAATAGATTAAACGGTGGTACGAATAGGGTTGCATTAGACACGGCCTACAAAGTAATCATATGCCAGTTCGAGAATGACATTATGCGTATGGAGATAGACGGGGTAGCCCTTATACCGGCACGCGGTCCTGCTCTTGGCCTGGACCCACAGGGAGATGCAAACGACCGATTCGTGGCTAGCGGAAGCGAGACCAACTGGCCTAACTTGGGGCTCGGTGTAGTGGGAATGAAGATCGACTTCACGGACTTACCTGAAGGTGATACGGGCACTATTGATATCACGGCACATGAGGGAGGAGGAGTAGGAGGTCGGGATAGATACACACGCTCAGACGGTGGCAGCTTTATTGATGATGGATTCGAGGTTGGTATGGGTATTGAAGCTACCGGATTTAGTACTGGTCAGAATAATCATGCTCGTGGAGATGCTGCACAAGACAGGACCCTCTTCGCGGTGGCTGCGGATACTCTTACCATGGACACCGGAACAGAAGATGATTTGGCTGACGAAACTAGTACGGACAACAGAATCACCTCTAGCAATAACATCACCTTTGAGATCGCCGCTGCCTCCACCACTGTTCTAACAGTTCTTTCTTCCGAAGATGTTTTGAACGGACCCAATTCTGTTGGTACTGGAACCGTCATAGGACGAGAAGACGTTCCCCAAGGAACGGATGTGGACAGCGCCGTGACAAATCTAGGGCAGGATGCCGTGTCGGGTGGCCTTGGCCATATAGGGAATATCGGTGAATTCATGGCTTATGCGCGTATACTGTCTGCTCAGGAGAAGTCAGACATACGTCAATATCTAATTAACAAATGGGCAATATAACCAAAATAGGTTATAATCTTAATAGTATTGTTTTGTAAGGAGTCATCATGGCAGAACAAAGAATTGATCCAAGATCAGAAGCGGTTATTGAGGAATTTAGGCGAGAGCGTGCTAAGGATAAGGTTAAGGCAGACGCCCTTGAAGACCAGATGAAGAAAGGTCTAGTTGCGGCTCTCAAAAAGGGAAGCACTGCAAAAGGCCTAGGTGAGCAATTTACTAACTCACTAGCAGACGCACGATCTGGCCGAGGACCGAGACCCGAACACCGGGAAGGATTCGGACCTGATGATGAGATCATCACCGGGTACGAGCCCCAGCCTTGGGAGCGGGATGAGGACTAATGGCTCTTTTTGGTAGAAAAAAGGCTGAGCTACGGGCTCGAATTGAGGAGCAACAGGCTAGCCTTGATGAGCTAGGAGCTCGGCTGACCTCTCTAACGGAGAAGGCCTCTGCATTAGAAGTCCAAGTAGCCATTAAGGAAGGACTTCTGGGCCAGAAACAAGAGGAAGTTTTACACCTTCGCACCCAGGTAGATAGGCTACAAGACGCTTATCTGGCCGTACAGCACCCGGTTGCTTACAAGCAGGTGAAGGAAGATCAGTACGACGCCAATTATCCTGACATGGATGAGACATTTAGCAAGGAGTCTCGCCAGCGCAAGCAGTGGCAAGATAAATATCTAGACTCCCTGGAAGGGCCAATCTTCAATAGCGCAGAAGAGATGATTGAAACCCTCCAAATGGTTGGAGCTGCCAAAACCATTGAGCCTAAATCTGTCCATGGAAATACTGAAAGCTAAGTTATAATTTAGGTAGGACATCCTAAAGGGAGTATAAATGGCTAAAAGACGAGGCAGGCCTCCTAAGACAACTAAGCTAGCCTATAATGCTCCTAACGTCCCTAGGGTCGATCCTAAGGACAACCGTTGGAAATACGGCAACCTCCATCTGCTTGACTCTTTTGAAGCAGGCGATCCTCAGATTGCCGCTGCTATCAACAACTACGCCTATTACATCGAAGCAAACCGTCAGGCTAGGCAGTGGGTACGAGCCGTCCAGTGGATTGAGAATATCCTTTTCCTGACGGGTAGACATTACATTGATGATATCCTTGTCTCCCGGCTGTCCAAGGACTCAGACGGCAACCTCTCAGTTATCAAAGAAGCTCTTCAGAATATTCCAAGGCCTGTCAACGATCTCCTGGGCCGATACGTCGAAACTAACATTGCCCTCCTAACTGAGAACAAGCCCAGGCCCAGAGCGATTTCAAAGAGTGACCGATCCGAAGATCAGGCTGCTGCTGAGATTGCAGAGCTCACTCTTGAGTATCTATGGGAGAAGCTAAAACAGCCTGAGAAGAAGCGAGAGATTGCTAGGTTGCTTCTCTGCACTGGTGTTTGCTGGAGTGAGACCATCTGGGACCCAACTAAGCCTAGGCTCATGGCGGTTCCAGCTACGATGACCGAAGGAGCACAGGCTACACCTGAAGGTGGTGGTCGTGCAATTAATCTTCCTCTAGATGGTAGAGAAGTTACAAAGTTCGATGCGGAGGGCCGACCCGAGTATGAGAAAAAGATAGTCTACGGAGATATCGAAAGTAACGTTGTCTCTGCATTCAACATGCATCTTCCTACAGCCCACACATGGAATGGCGAGAGAATGGGCTGGATCATGAAGGAGACCTACACCTCCATTGAGATGATACAAGATAAGTACGGAAATGTTGAGGTACAGAAAAATCTGACAAAAGAAAAGGGATGGTATCTTGATCGCCTAGAGGAAGTAGGAACCTACAGTATTCAGAATCTCCCGTTATGGTGGTGGGAGAGGCTTTCGGATCTAGTTGAAGGTCCCGGTCCTTCTCTTTATGTAGGAACTCCTGAGTCCTGGGATAACCATACCGTAGTTCGTGTCCTTGATAGGAAGCCAAATCCAAGGTGGCCTAAGGGTCGGACTATCTTAATTGCGGGGAATCAGGTCATCTATGATTCTCCTAAAGAGATAGGGGCTAGAGCTTATGATGACCGCTGGCCCGACAGGTGGCATCCTTATGTTAGATTCAGGTGGGAGCCTATTGTAGGGAGTATCTACGGACGCTCTCTAATATCTAAGCTCCTCCCCAAGCTCAAGCGAGTAAATGCGATTGACACAGCCATGATTATGTGGCGAAGGACCGTTCCGATTTCAGCTTGGAGCGTTCCGATGGGTGCCCACCCAGTTGATGACATTTGGTCTGGTCGGCCAGGCCTGATTTGGCAGTGGGACCCACGCCGAACAAATAACCAGAGGCCAGAGCCAATCTTCCCGCCTCCCTTCCCTGAAGGGGCCATGCGTGAGCGTGAGACCCAGCTTGCGGAGATGGAGTCCATTGCGGGAACTGAAGAGATCCTAAGAGGACAGCGCCCTACTGGCGTCTCTTCTGCGGCGATGATTGAGATTCTAAGACGGCAGGCTCTAGCCTCTCGTTCAGCCATTCTCCAATCATGGGATGAGTCCCTTCAGGAAGAGGGAATCTCTCAGCTACAAGAGGTAATGAAGCACGTAGATGATGATCCAATCTATGCTGAGCGACTTAGAATCCTAGCTAGGGAACGACATTCGAGACTAACGATTAATGCGTTCAAGGGAACAGACATTTCCGACAACGTTGTGCTCCGCATTGACACTGCTTCGATGGCCCTTACCAGTAAGGAAGCCCGAGAAGCTAAGGCACTTGAGGTTATGCAGTATGCTCCAGGTCTCATGACCTTGCCTCTACAGTTACGGCAGGCACTCGTTGAGGAGCTCGGCTTCAAGAAGAGTCTGGCACCACAGGGACCAGATGTTGAACGGGCTAAGAGAATGCTTTCGTGGATTAGGACAGGACAATTCGACCGGCTCATTCCATTCCCTGAGGATGATCCTTATGTCATGATGGAGATTCTAACCGACGAGATGAAGTCGGACGCATTCCAAGACCTATCAGATGAGCAGCAGATGGTGATGCTGCAACTAATTGAGGTCTACAAGCAGGCCGTTCAGAGAATGGAGGCTGCTAAGATGCAGATGGCGATGATGCAGGGGCAACCACCGGGAGGTGGAGGAGGCCAAGGGGGCGCACCCCCAGCAGCTCCAGCAGTTTAAAGGGAAGTAATGGCTAGTGTAGGGCGAGCTTTTGCAATTCTTAAAAGCCCATCATTCATGGGTGACAGGACACGTGCGAAAGAATTCCTAGATAGCATGTCTCCTACTAAACTCTTAATGCAAAACAGAGCTGAGAGTAGGATTCGTGGGCGTATTAAAGGACAAAAGAATTTCAAGCTTGGCCATAGACCTAGGCCTCGAAGGGCACTCTAATGGCTGAAAAAGTGAAAAAGTCAAAGCTACGCACGAAAGCTAAGAAGGCTGTTACTACAGGGAAACCCCTTACAGCTAAAGACAAGGAAGTAAAACGGCTTAATGACAATGTAGAGAATCTATATGAAAGAGTTACTGGGATTCCTAAGCCTCCCCCTGGGGAAAAGCGAGACCCGAAAGATACTCGCAAGTTTATAGATGGAATCTACAACGAAGCATACCAGGTAGGCCAGACTACTCCTTCACGTTTTCAGAAAGCTATGGCTGGAGATCAAAATATTCCTAACACTGATCCAATATCTAGAGCTATTGGTAATGTCAGAGCTAGGAAACGACTTGGGTCTTTAGGGTTTAGAGGAGCATGGAACTAATGCCTCTGCTCAAAGGAACATCAAAGAAGACAGTCGGCTCAAATATTAGTGAGCTGGTGCATTCTGGAAGACCCCAGAAGCAGGCTATTGCTATTGCGCTAAGTGAAGCACGAAAGCATGGGGCAAAGATTCCTCTTAGAGGAAAGGCGAAGTCTAAGGGGAGGTTAGGTAGGTAATGGCTACACTAGCAGCAACCCGAACACTAGGATTACAAGCACGACCAGCCCAGACAAAGGCGGGTGAGGGTGGGTTGCGTGGACTTGTGACCGGCGCCAAAAGTGCGTACAGCAGATTCCGAAGAGAGGGACTTATTGGAAAACGTACTGGTAAGGTTGGACGGTTCCTTCAAAAACGCTGGCAGGGGACGACTGGATCAATACTACGAGCTGGTGCTGGTGCCCTTGGTCCTCTTGGGACGCGGGCATCATCGGTAGGAGATATCCTGTTTGGAGCAAGAAGGACACAACAGAGTAGAGGTCAGACCGTTAAGGTTCGTGATCCTGCCAGTGGTAAAATGATAACCAGACGCTTCCGTACAGGAAGGGTTCGTGGTCAAAAGGAGGCTAGAAAGCTAGGTGGGATGGCCGTTGGCATGGCGGCGCAGGCTTACGCAAAGAGCAGTCCAGAAAGCGCATACAAGTTTTTCGGTTCTAAGGCTGGTAAATTCGCTGGAGCAGCCGCAGGAGCAGCAGGAGGAGCGCTTGCTGTAGGTGCCCTCAAAAAATTTCGAGCTTGGCAACGCGCACCTAAGTTAAGAGAACGAACGCTGAAAGAATTTAAGCGGAGCCCCGCAGCAGCTAGGATAGCTAGCAGACAACGAAAAGCACTACAAGCAAGGAATCGGCCAATTCAGCGAGCCAATATAGCTTCTCGACGAAGAGAGGTTCTGAAAGGTAGAAGCGCATTCGCGAAACGTGAAAGAACTATTACTCCACGCGGGTATCAGGCTAGGAGACAGGCTCCCATCACACGCGGGTACAACCGCCAGATTGGTAGGGTCGCACCTACCACCATCGGACGAATGCCCACAGCTCGACAATACGCAGGTGGAAGCTCAGCAGCTAGAGATCCTTATACCGGAGCTGCTAGAGTCTCCACCTATAGACCTTCTACTTCCACGGCTGCCATGGGGCAGCGGGGTCGAACCAGATACACCCCTTCCGGTTCCACTTACGTAGCTCCGAGTGGACGTGGCACCGTTAGCAGGTATAAAACACCCACGCGGAGAGCCCCTACCCCTAAAGGTTCGTATCCCTCCCGTGCAGCTTACCGACGACCAACCTCTCCTCGGCCCAGCGCCCCTAAGAGATCTTACGCTTCGTTCCGTTCGCAAGTAAAAGTCTCACCGGCTCGCTCAAGCTCTAGATCCTTTACGCCCTTCGCAAGGCGATAAGAGATGATTCTCTTTCTAGATGACAATCCCAATAGGGCGGCCCTTGCCTATCAGCGGATGACCCCTGATTTACGGGATCATACTATCTGGTGCAAGACTGCGCCTGAAGCCATCTCAGTTTTACGAGACTATGCAACAGTTCTAGTTCAAGCACGGCTGGATCATGACTTAGAAGGCGACGGAGCTCAAAACAGCTTTGACAAAAACTGTGGAATGGCAGTTGTAAGATACTTAGAAAGTCTAGATTCAGATGGATTGAACGCTATACGAGGATGTCAGTTTATAGTACATTCTTGGAATCCTCCCGCTGGTAGGGAGATGACTGAGCGGATTGAGAAACTTGGACTCAAAGCAGTCTACACACCCTTTGGTACGTAATGGCTATTGGTCCTGTAAAACAAGTTTACCTAGATCGAGTTAAAGCTGCTCAACAACAACGCAGTGAAGCTAATACTACGATTGAAGAGGGGAAGCAAGCTGCGAAGCAAGCTAGGCGAAGACGGTTTAGGCAACAGATAGCCAAGGAAGCACCTCCTAGTACCATTCACAAACCAGCGTTCACGCCCACATGGGCAAAAAGGCCCCTACATCCTCGGGATATGCGACGGGCTACGGGGGGATTTGGTAGCTCTAGACTACAACCAAGTCCATTGGGACGTACTCTGAGCGGAGGTAAGGGATTCCAGCGAGATTTTGATCGCAAGACTGGATTCCGTGGTACTCAGCTTGTTGGTGAAGGACGAACCGAACCAAGGCAGCAGAAACGTATGGGGCTAAAACGTAGAGGGCTCGATCAATTCAGTACTTCGATGGAGAGATTTAGCAAGATTGGAAGAGCCACACGTAGAGCTACTGCAAGGCAAATGCAATTCGACCCCTCTACCGGAGGAATCGTTAGAGGCCCAACAGAAGCTCAAAACCTTCAAGATAAGATCAACGCAGTCAGGAAGAATTGGGCTAGAAGTATAACTGGCGAAGGGGTTGGTGACGTTAGAGGACCCACTCGGGTCGGTGAACAGAGAGATTTCATAAAAGAAACTTTTGGTAAAATGGGCAAGTCCGGTGCTGAGAAAGAGATTGAAGCGTATGGACAATTGAGTATGCGTGCTCGGCAAGGCTACATGCCACCTAGAATGGGTCCTGTACGAATTGGCAGAGGAGCACGCCTAAGGGAAAGGCAACAGAGAGACACATATAAGAGTTGGGAAAAGTGGAGAGTACAGCAACAGAATGAAATGAAAAAGACGTTTAGAAGTGCTGGAGTCCCACCTACACCTGGGCCGGGAACTCACAAACGAGTCACTCCCAGGCCTCCTATTCTAGATAAGTCTGGAAGAGTTAGTGAAGAAAGCTATAACATGCCTGGGGCGAACCTCTCAAGATACTTTGCTACTCGTGGCACGGAGCTGGGAGGGCCTGGACGACCGTCAGAATACCAACGTCCTATGGCGAGCTTCACCTCCACCTCGCCCCTAGAGCGAATTGGTGCTAAGGGATTTGCGTCTAGGACTTCTAGACAGCGCAGAATGTCTAAAGTAGCTGGGAAAGCTAGCACTCGAATTAGACAATCTTTTAGCCCAACAATGTCTACACAACTTTTTGGCGGATAGTTATAGGTTATAATTAGATTAAGGCTATCTTATTTCTAGGAGGAAATATGGCTGATAATAAGCCTAAGCTCATTAGAGGCAAAGGCCGTCCAGGCTTCAAAATGACGAAGCCTGCGGGTCTGCCCCAGTTGCAAAAGCAAAGCTGGGAAGCGCGGATAGCTAGTAAAACAGAACGTGACGTGGCTAAGCTCAAAAAGACTCAAGAGGCAGGTAGAACCCGTATTAGAGCGGCTGCTTCCCAGAAGCAAGCAAAAGCTGTCAAAGTGACAGGCGAGAGATTCCGTGAAGCGATGCAGAAAACAGCAGCAAAGAAGACTGGAACTGCCTTAGTAGAGTATAAGAAGCCTACTGCTCCTACTCCTACTCCTGATAAGCCTGCTGCTGGTCCTAAGCGGCCTGGAGCAGTACGTAGATTCGCAGGCCTGCATAAGCAAGGAGGAAGCTTCGCGGGAGCTATCGGCAAATCACCAGCAGGTAGACTTATGACGGGGCAAACTGGTAGGAATATCATTACACGTGCGGCTGGAAAAGGTTTGCTTCGTAAGGCCGCTGCATGGGGGGCCGGTAATGTCCTTCGGATAGCTGGTCCTCTCGGTGTGGGCCGTGGCGCTGTTGAAGGCACCAGAGATATTATCAAAGCAGGCAAACGTATACACCAGAGAGTTATTAAACCAAAGATTGCGGAGAGGCGTCTGAGAATAAGATCTGAAGAGAAGTATGGAACTCTCGAAAAAGCGGCTCGTACACGAAAGGCTATGACTGGAAAGTAATCAATAGATTTTCCTGAGTAAGGAAAATAAAGGAGGGAAGTATATGGCTTCATTAGCAATTCAAGCACAGAGTATTGACAATCCGTTTCGTGATGGTGTTCATTACGTAACAAGTATTGTCAATTTCGACAATGATGGGGACACAGTGGATATTGGTGAAAGAATCGTCAGTGCCGCAGTCCTGCCAGGGGTAGGTCAAACCGCTCCTACGGTTACCGTTTCTGGTACTGTAGCAACATTGACTGGTGGATCGAAGGGGAAGACTCGTCTTACTACTTTACACACTGGCAATGCTGCTGGTCTCTAAGAAAGGAGAAAATAAATGGCTCTTATCGCACCAACAGGACAATCATTCAATGATGTCAAACAACTGGGAGCTGACGTGGTTATTGGCGTCAGTAACGTGACTCTGGTATCTGCTAGCGACACCGTAACGGTGCCACGTCTAGCGAATACCGCCGCTAACGCTTCTTCAGCACAGGTTCGAGATGCTGGCGAAGCGGCTGTAACCGTCACTGATGACGGTGTAAATACGGTTACCCTTGTTGGCTCGGCTGGCAATAAGGTAACCCTGATAACTCTGCACCGGAATATCAATCTCGGTCTAGAGGCATAAGTAAAGGAGTAGAAAATGGCTGAAAAGGGATTAGAGAAGGGCTTTGACGACAACGCTCTCTCAGGCGCTAACTGGTCAGAAACCAAAGGCGATCCGAATACAGCTTCTAGCTCAACGCCAACCACTAAGGATGCCTATAATGAAGGCGGGCATTCGCAGTCTCCCACTCCTGGTGACACTGCGGCTGAGAAGGAACTGGACGGCGGATTCGATTAAGTCATGGCTGGTGGAACAAGCACTGGCATTCTAAATAACAATAATTCTAAGAAGAAAAAGGCTACGCCTAAACAGCAAGGGGGACGTGCGGCTGGAAATCGTCCATCGCTTACAGCTCCTTCAACTGCTGGCTTGGGCATTCTAGGAAAAGATCCAGAAGATGTTAAGCCACCGATGCTTAGGCAGAGAGCACAGGCACAGGGACCTCTAGGACAGAACAATCAGGTTCCTGAAGAAGCTCTAGCCAATATAGCATTGCAGAGGCGAACCGCTCAGCAGAACATTGTTCCGGCTGGTGGTGCAGCTCCAGCGGAGGAACAGATGTCCAAGTTCCAGAAGAAGCGCCAGCAACGACAAAAACCAAGTGCAGTATCGGCGGTATAATTATGCCTGGAGAAAGATATGATCCAGAGGCCAGAGGGCTGTTCCAATCCCTCAAGGCTCCTGAAAAGCCTAAAGGTAAGATCAAAGAACTACGACATCAAGCGAAGGCTGCTAGGTCCTTAAAGATCTCTGCTAGGGCAATAGGAGATACGGGGCTTACATCTAGAAGGAGTGCAAGCAAAGCCCTGGGAGGAGCTCAAACAACCCTCAAGGCTGCTAAAAAGGGAGTAGGCCTCACAGATGTAGAAGGCCTAATGAGACATGAACGATCTATACAATCCCACACATCTCCTCTTCGCAAGCTAGAACAGAAAGTACGAAAGATAGCGCGGAAGTTCGACCCCATCGCAAAGAAAAAGCTACCTAGAGGACCGAGGACTATTCTAGGAGGATTCGCTGTCCCAGGTATAGTTAGAAAAATGACAGAACGAGTTCAATCCCTTGAAAGCAAGGGTCGTAGTAAAGCAAGACAAGCAGGAGGCTATACCCCCAGAGGTGGCGGGGAAGCCTAAGGAGTAAAAGTATGGCATACGGCAACCCACATAAAAGTGATTATAGTTCTAAACCGGCGAGATTGGCAGATCGAGTTAAACGATACGGTGGAAAGACTGAAGGGGACAAAGGAACTAGACGAGCTGGGCGGATGGAGAGTCGGATGCAGCTAATGCGGAAGCATCGTGCTCGACGCCGAACAGCTAGAAAAGAGGCTGGCCTTTATGGGAAATCAGAAGCAGGAAAGATGAAGAGCCAGATGAAGGGCAGCCAACGCCACGAAAGACGAGCTATGTATATGAAGCAGGGCATTATGAGTAGACGTTTTGGTCAAGAGCGTGCTAAGGCTGCCGGGGGTCGAGCGGCTCCTACTCTTCGTCAGAGAGCTCAGCAACGGCCTCAGCAAGGGCAACCTAAGTCTCAGTATCAGCGAACCGGGGGTCGAGGGCGGCGTCCAATACGGTACGGTGGCGAGACGGGTATGTCTGGTAGTAGGCGCGAACAGATGAGGAAAGCTCTTAAAGACTACTAATGTCTATGACAATGGCTACATTGGGTGAGCAGGTAATGCGAAAGTATCCTACTGCCAAGCGCCGACACAATATCCTAGGTGGGAAAATCCAAGGAAGACCTAGAGAGCTAGCCATACGCCGGGGAGCTCCAAGGTCTAAGCCCAGAGACATTTCAAAGATCCGCAGGGCTGTAACCGGCCAGACCAGGAAACTTCTAGAAACAGGTCGCAAGGGTGCTATGAGAATGACTGCCGCCTCCATTAGAACAGGCCCAAGACCTAAAGTACAAAGTATAGAAAGCTTCAAGTCATATACAAAAGGTCTACTAAGTACCTTTAAATAGACTTTCTTTTCTTTTTAATGCCCCTAGAACTCTCTAGGGGCATACCTTTATCAAAATATATGTTAAAATATAAATAGAAACTAGCGAAGACTTTGTTTCCCTCTTAGGGTTGACCTTAGCTAGGTCTGTAAAAACACAGTCATTCGGTAACACCCAAAACCGTTAAGGGGGATGACATGGCGAAGGACGAAATTGCTGCTGCCAACGCAGTAGCCACAGAGTCAGAAACGTCCACTGACAAAGTAGAAGCAGGCTCCAAGGAAGAGCAGGGCAAAGCCTCAAATGAACCAATTCCCTATGATAGATTCAAAGAGGTAGTCGATCAAAAGAATGAGTTCAAGGAAAAGTTTGACGCTCTGGAAGCAGAGTCACAGGACCGGACCAAAGAACTTGGACAGATGGTCGCACTGTTGGAAGCAAGGGAAAGCGATACCCAACTCGTAAACTCTATTCGGCAACTAGCCGCTGACGGCAATCCCGAGCATCGAGATCTTGTGCAGAATCTAGACAATATTCTGCAAGGAATCGAAAAGAGTGTAGACAAGGGTGACAAAACTCCTGAGGAAGCAGCAGTAGATACAAAATCAGCTCTTGCCGCCACACAGACAGCAATGGAAGACATTGCTGGTGAGCAGCAAGCCGAGTTACTGCTTATGAAAGCAGACCTTTTGGCTGAGAAGTATTTTGACGCTCTGCCTCCAGACTACAGCGATCAGGATAAAGAGATTATCTCAACACTCCTGACCGACGCAGTAGACTGGGAGGCCATCGAAGAAGACCCCAACGCATTGTCGGAAGTGATTCCCGCAGCGTTTGAAGAGGTACTTCAGTTTTTCGGTGAGCCACGCGGGAAGCCTGATGCAGAAGCAAAGGGTGAAGAAACTAAGCAAACCGCTAAGGTGACTGAGCCGGTTGCTGAAGAGGAAGTTCCACAGCACCTCAAGACCGAATGGGGAGAGCTCAAGGAAGTCAAGACTCCAACGGGCACGCTTCTAAAGCCTGTCCAATCAGAGGACGATTTCCGTAAAGGTCTAGCTGCCGAACTGAAACGGATCAATCAGGCATAAATCAGTCCCTAGCATTAGGGAGTAAATAATGGCTACTACATTTACGACTCTCGGGGACATGCTTCTTCGCCGCTACGTGGTGGACTTTATCGCTCAAGCGCAGCAACTCTCAGCTCCTATTTATTCTAGACTGCGTGAGAACACAAGGTTCATCCCCAGCGGTGATGGTGCATTCTTCCCGATCCGCCTCGATGGTAATGAGTCAGGTGGTGGTTGGCGTGGAACAGACGATAACCGTCTGCCCGCAGCCGGTAACGAGCGCGTTAAGCAGCATCGTGTCCGGCCTAAGAAGTACTACCATACGGTAGAGTTCTCAGGTCTGGCAGAAGCGGTGTCCCGCAGAGGCGGGGAAGACGCATTCGCAGCCGGTGTTACTGACGCGATTAGCACAGCAGTTAAGCGCGCAGGTGCCAACTTCGAGGTTACGTTCCTACGCTCAGATGGAACTGGCCGCCTCACCAACATCGCTGGTACACAGGCCAATGTGACCACGATTTCAGTTGATGATGCACGCCCTTTCCGAACGGGTCAGGTTCTCGTATTCCTCAATAACACCACAGGACTCCGACAGGCTGGTCCAGTCACGGTCAATAGCCGAAGCGTATCAGGAGCGACCATTACGGTTTCTTCTACCGTTTCAGTTACAGACAATGATGGGATCTATATCTCAGGTGAGCAGTCTGAAGCTGCCGCACCTTCTGAGATCACTGCACTTGGCCTCCCAGGTATCGTAAGCTCTACTGGGACCATTTACAACCTCAGCAGAACGACCTTCCCAATCCTTCAATCGAAGACGATTGCGGCAGGTGGTGCAGCTCTAGACGAATCCCTGCTCCGTAGACTGCGCAAGCAGCTCTTGGTCGAGACCGACGTTGGGTCGATGGAAGGCTTTGCTTTCATCACCAACTGGGATCAGTTCGACCGTTACACCGAGATCTCTCTTCCTTTCCGTCGGTTCAACGACATGAGGCTGGAGCTCGGTGCGGATCAGGCGCTTACCACGTTCGAGGGTCGTCCATGGTTCATTTCATGGGCAGCTCTACCGGATGAGGTATTCATGATTCGCCTGGACGCAATAGAGCGTGGCGTGGTTAGACCCCTCTCGATTGATGAGCGCGTCAATATGGCGTGGGTGCCGGGAATGGACTCCTTTACAGTACTCATGAAGTACTACGGGGAAAACGTTGCTCGGATAGTCAACCAGACGGCAAAGATCACGGGCCTCAGCGTCCCAACCTTCTAAGCACTGCTTAGAAAGCTGGCTAAAAATAAGTCCCTGGGAGATTACAAATCTCCCAGGGCTATTAGCAATCTTCACAAGAAGTTGCTAGTATCTTGCATACTGGGTGTTTGTAGAAAACTCCCGAAAGTATACCTAGAGTTTAGCTGAGTTCCTAAGGCGGGAACCAGAGATTCTAGACAGTTGAGGATACAAAAATGGCTAAGACTGTTGCAATCCGCTTTAGGAACCGTCACGCCGCTGGAGGACATGACTCTGGTGGTAGCCCGGTTCAAGGGAAAGTAGACATTCGCGGTGTCGTTACCGTTACGTCTTATTCCCGTGGCGGCGAGTCACTTACGCCTATTGACCTCGGCCTCTCAACCATCGACCACTTGGACCTCCGGGTAGTCGAGCCGGTTCGGAGTGCAAACCCAGTGCAGGGCACCCGCTCAGTTGTCTATTCTGACGCTGCCCAGCAGTTCTATCTCCTAGAGCAGAACGTGGGTGGAGGTTTTAATGAGGCCGCTGATGCGGTAGTGGTTACACTATCGTTCTCCGCAAATGGTGATGCAGCCGATCATGTAGAACTCCTTCCGTAAGTAGTTCTACTTTCACAACCTAGAATAGAGAAGGGTAGGCTATGCCTACCCTTTCTCTTTTCTAACTAGTTATAATTTACAAGACAAAAGGAGCAATCAATGGCTACAGTTACCACACAGATCATCACCGTACAGGGACCGATCAAGCTTGAGATCATTAGTCTGTCTGCGGTAGACGATGGGGATACCGTCTCTACCCGTATTCAGCGACCTGATTTTGCGTTTGCAGTCAGTACCGTAGATGACAATAACACGATTGGCGTGATTCAGGTGGGGATTTCTGGTAAGACCCTTACCCTGAATAACTCTAATCTGAGCTCAAGCACCGTAGTAGTCCTAGTATTTGGCTTCTAAATAGGAGCTGAAATGTATAGGCGCAAGCTTCCTCTCACAAGAGAGCTCCACGTAGGGATAGACCTTCCTGTATGGTTTATCTCTGATTTAAAAGCGATAGATAAGCGTTTTGTATTTGTCTATCACAAGTGGCGGCTCATCTGGGATGATGTAATGAATGGCCATACGGGGTCTTTTGAAGATCCTCGATTTTGTATCGGGGAGTTTCAAGGGCGTGAGTGTTGGGGGTGGCCACTACGAGACAATGAAGGCAACCCAGTCCCAGACGAGAGGTGGCATCTATGGAGACTAGCTCCTGACTATGGCTGGTCTCATATCATAGATGTTGATTCCTACGATCCAAACCATTTGAAAAAGATCGTAGAAACGATCCATGAACATTCCATCATGAGCGCTATGGGCTCCAAGAAGTATGGAGTCTGGAAGCGGAGTCAGGAAGAAGCGAAAGAGTCGAAGAGGATAGAACTAGCTGGTGATAAGTTTGCCTTCCTAGAGAGTGAGAATAGGAAGCTGACCAGAGATGCTATGGAAAACTTTGAGTTCGGACGTACTGCTCCAACGAATCCGACAAAGGATATCATCATGAGCTATCGGGGGCAGACGAATAAAAGTAAAATTATTCGACCTCTGAATGATAAGGACGTTGGGCTGACGACCTGGGAGGATTTAGACTAATGGGTAAACACAGAATTCGGGCAGGACTATTTGGCAACTTGCTTTCTCCCAAGTTTAGTTGGAGAGAAGGTCAATCTGCTGCTGCTAAACGACAGTCCGATGCAAGACGTGGTACTGTCATGCAGGAAGCTAAGAGGGCTTTTCGTGGCATAAGCACAGAAGTCAGAGAGTTCGCCAGGGGTCTGCCTAGACTTATTCGTGGTGAGAAAACCCTTCGCCAGATCAGACGAAGATCAAGCCGGAAGGGTTGGAAGGTCCAGACTGGACGTATAGGGAGGGAGTAAATGGCCGATACATTAGCCAAGTTCCTTCGCAGAACACGAAGGTATCTCCAAGAGGAAAATCCAGATAAGTCACACTGGGACGATCAGCTATTAACAGACCTTTTCAATGCTCAGTATCTACGAAGGTGCGCCCAGCTTCAACATACCTTTGAGGGATGGTTCATTAACGTCGCAATTCGAGACATTCCGGCGAATCAGGCTAGGTACGCCTGGCCGGTAGGGTTTCAAAGAGAGACTAAGCTGGAGCTCGTTCGCACCGATGGTGCCACGTTTCCTATCGCAAGATTTGAGAGACATGGAGAACGGAATGATGCAGCTAGCGGAGTAGCAGATAATTATCTGCCTTCGTGGCGACCCATGGGAAATGGCTTTGTTCTAGAGCCTGCCCCTTTACAGGATATTGCAGGTGGCTTACGAGTAGAGTTTGAGGGTCTTCCTGCTAAGCTGACTCAAGATGGAGATTCAATTCATCCTTCTTTTCCAGACCAGCTAGATGATATCCTTGTGCTGGACACCGCTGTTGCTGCCCTTGATGTTGAGGGGATGCAGGAGTCAGGTCGCATGACTTCCCTGCTACGACTGAGACAGGAATGGGATGCAGATTGGGAACGCTTCATTGAAAGAAGGACTATTAATCGACCGCAGGTGACTCCGTTCATAGCCCACTACAATGATGCGTAAGAGGTCAAGAAAATGTCTGCACGACCAAAGCTACCTTACGTAGACTTTACAAAGTGGGCTGGACTCAACACTAAGACTTCAGAAGATGTCCTACCAGAACAACAGCTCAAGATCGCCCAGAACGTTGACTTCTTCACGAAGTACGGCTCTGTGTCTAAACCGCCTGGAATGTCCAGAATCCTCTCGGAGATCTACAAAGAGGCTGGGATCACTAAGCCTATTTCATGGGTTGGATTCTATAAAGCCGCAGACCTCGACGGTCAATTTCTCAGACACACGCTTATTGCCGCAGGAACAACCATCCAACGAGTCGAACCTAACGGCTCGATTACATCTCTAGCAACAGGCCGACGCAACAATAGAGTTCACTCCGCTGACCAATTCGGTGAGTTCCTTCTGATCCAGAATCAGAATCCTGAGCTTATCGGAGATGGAGATGTCCCCGTAAAGTATGACGGGACTGATATCACCAACTGGGGTATCGTAGCTCCTGGCACCGAAGAAACCGATCAAGAAGAATTTGACGATGCCTCCTCCTTCACTGTAGTTGGTGGAACGGCTGTCAATGAGACTGTCACCACCCGAGATGGGTCCGCTGTCAAGGTAGACAAAACCACCACTACCGCCACCGATGTCTCCATTCAGAAAACCCTAGATACCGCCTTCAGTGCTAATGCCTCTGGAGAGGACAAGGTATTCGTTTGGCTCTTCATCCCTCGTGGTCAGATTACAAACTTTGCTACCTCTGGCCGTTCTGTTTCTGTCTACCTAGGTTCCGATAGCGACCTAGTTACAAACTTCTATAGGTTCGATTTTACTATAGGAGATCTTGCAGAAGGCTGGAATCTCCTTATAATGGATACTAGCACTGCTCCAACTGGAGAGGATGGAACATCCTCTGGTGCCTTCAACAACTCCATTGTAAAGACCCTTCGATTTGAGGCTATCAGTAAAACAGGAGCTACTCTCATTACTGGCCTGCGCTGGGACTTGCTCTTCACCACTGACGAGGGAAGGCTTACCGCTGCTATTAGCGGTAGCTCTGGCAAGCTCACAGGAGTTTATAAGTATAAGGTTACATACTCCAGCAAGTTTGGACATGAGTCCAATGCTGGTGCGACCAGTATTAGTATAGAGCCTAGCTCCAAGAAGATAGACCTTACGAATATTCCTGTCTCGCCGGACCCCCAAGTAATTGCTAGAAGAATCTATAGGACTGTAGCTAGTGGAAACATCTTCTTGTTTCTTACCCGCATCGCTGACAATGAAACTACTACCTTTGAAGACAACACAGCGGATATTGCTCTGGGGAGCATACAACCTCCGGTAGCGGGCTCTGTAAATCTTGATGCTTCACCTCCTCCAAAAGCCGTAATCGTAAAGACTTGGAAGCGGACTGTCTTCTTGGCAGGAGATCCGTCTGCACCTGATACGGTCTTCTTCAGTGAGGACAACACCCCTGAATCCTTTCCCGTTCTGAACGCTGTTCAGTTAGATGATATTGTCACCGCTATGTATGAAACTCTATCCGGTTTGGTAATCGAAACGGCTACAGGAAAGTGGCAGATCATTGGAGACAACCCAGACTTCAAGTTCGATAAGGTTATCGACGGCATCGGTTGTGTAGGGCATAGAGCTGCCGGAGAAGCAAGACTAGCTGGGTGGGCTATTGATGAAGATGGGATGTACTTATATGACCTGAATGAACCTGTCAAAATCTCTGAGCCAATTCGTGACCAATTCGATGCCATCAACCGAGCCAACATCGCCCAGATGTGGAGTGCCCATCTCAAATCTAGAAATGCCATTGTTGTCTTCGCAAAGGACGCAAATGGAAGGTATACAGACAACCTAGTCTATCAGTACCTACAAGATGTCCAGACCCGAGGCGATCTCTTAAATGGTTGGTGGTGGAGACTTGATCTTCCCACTGAAGTAAACCTTATAGATGGGCGAGAGATCGAGGATGAGAATGGCGACTTCCATCTGTATGTAGGTTCAGAAGAAGGAATGCTGTTCGAGCTCTTCGACACCGACGAGAAAAATTGGCTAGATGCTGAGGGGAATAAAAAGGTTATCACCACCATCTTTCAGACTAAGTTCGTTCGACCAGGAGATGCTGTTAATCCTCCTGCAACCGATGCTCACATGGAAGGAACTGGAAGTGGAAGAGTTGAGCCTAGATGGATTGAGGTAAGGAAGCGAACAGACGATATCTCAACATGGACTGCCCTTCTTGAAACAGCAGACGGTCCTGTTGGGCCTGTGCGAGATTCTCAAACTGTTGAGGTAGATTTTAAGGATGCTGAGAAGACACTGCGTAGAGTTGCTGTCCGTGCATTCACCGGGGCAGAGTATATGAGAGTCACTCTAACCAATGCGGAGCTGGATGTAGAAAATACCATTACTGGTGTGAGAGTCTACTTCCACATACGAGAGGGGCAGTTCGAGGTCTAATGGGTTCCTTTCAAAGCGCAAGACCTCTTCAAGATGTGAGGCTGAGAAAGTGGCCTGGAGGCAGAGTTGCAGCTTTAAAGCTGATGATCTCTCGTCTAGAGGATGCTTTGAATAATACTCTTGGTGCTCAGGTCGATCAATCTCCCGTGAGAATAACTTCAGATCAGGTTCCCTTCATCATCAATTTCAAAGTTGATGGAGGTTATCGCCTTTTCAAAGTAAGTTTTCCAACTCCTCCAGGGTTGGTAGATCTTCTGTTCTATGAGATTTTTCATGATGATAATGTTGGTTTTACCGATCCAACAATTTTACGAACTCCTATGACTAACGTCATGATCTCGGGAGTGGGACTAGGAGAGACTAGATTTTTCAAAGCAAGAGTGGTGAATAGCTCGTTCGAGGCCAGTACCTTTACTGAGACGTTAGAGGTTGTATCAGCCAGTAGAAAAGTAGGAGTTTTCAATGTTTCTGGAACAGAGAATATTGTTAGCCAACTGAAAAAGGCAGCAGGAGAATTTACAGATGTAGTTGACTTTGACTTCCGCCCTTCCGGTGGTGCTCTAACCATGATGGCTCACGTAGGATTATGTGCTCCAGAAGGAGACGCAGATGGCGCGAACGCCTTCGGCTTCCCCCCCTCTGGTATTCCGGTCAGGGACAGACGTGGTGAGAATTTATTCGATCCAGTTTGGCACAAGCAATATGGTCCTGCTCACGCACAATTCAGATGGGTAATAGATGGAAAGGTAGCAAGATTTCCTAGATTTCTATTATCGGAGCGCCCCTTCAATGGGGCCAACGGCCCTCTTGATCCGACAACTTCATTCGCACCATGGAATGTGATAGCTCAAGGTACAATGATAACCCCGTTTTTCAGGACTGAAAAGTTGTCTATTAATATCAAACTACAAGCTGCTCTAAATTTAGGATCAGAATGGGCGGGAGGCTTACGTGAGAGTGTGTTTGAAGAAGTCCAGGGACCCCCTGTCCGGTCAGAAGGTGCCTTCCAAATTGAGCCTCTAGTTCTAGCTAGAAACGTAAAAGTCATTGAAGTTCAAGAAGAGTTCTAAGAAATGGCGCTCCAAGGTAGCGGTAGAGCGGGAGTTTCAAGGGTCCCCATCAGGGGGTTTGCTAAACTTCTAGGCAATCTCCCTGCCGTAATTCGTAATAGAGTTGAGAGCGCTTTTACCGACGCTGAAGATCTACTCAACTTCCACAACCTTTCCAACCCAGATCAAATAAACAAGCGGTCCTTTTCTGGTCTGCTTGAGGCTCCTATTATTGTAGGAAGCCGATCCATTCTCGGGGGATCGGTTGAATGGGAAAGAGTTGATGATCCGCGTATTGCTATGTATGAAGTGCAAGTTGATACTATTAATATCTTCTCCAGTCCCGAGTCGTTTAATGTCTACGAACCCTTCTTCTCCATAGAGAACATTGAGTCCGTAAGATTCATCCGTGTTCGTTCTGTTACCCAGGATGGACGAACTGGAAACTTCTCTAACACGGTTTCGATTAATCCTCTTACAACTGCACCCCGAGCTCAGACCTTTATCTTCTATCCAGAGTACCTTGATGAATCTGTGCAGCGTAAGCATGGAGGCCTAGCTCAAAAGTCTGCTGGTGAGACTGTCTTAGTAGACCAAAGAACTTACGCTGGAAGTCAACTAGTTCCTAACGACTTCTATACTATTATGGTAGCTGACTTCTTTCCTGATGAAGAGCGTATAGATGGAGGTATGCAATGTTGGGGATACATCTCTAATAGAATGAAAGAGTTCATACCCAATAGTCTAACTAGACCATGGGATCGGATCAGATTTAATGTTAATGGACGTACACGACAAGAGCATATGGCGCTACTTTGTGATGATGGTTGGAGAGAATGGACGACTGGCCTTGGCCGAGGGGCCGACGCGGCAGAGGGTAGTTACTCAGACTTGGCGGAATTGGTAGGGTTCCAAGAAGGCGGTAGCGGGGGGTTCGACGTAGGGGAAGCGGATAGTGGTCCCATGTCATTCTATACCAGAGGAGGATATACTTTTGCTTTTGGTCCCTGGCTTGAGCCGTTTGAAAACCTAGCTAAGAGGAGAGGACAAGGACCTAAAGATCCTAGTAGCGCAACCGAAAGTGGGGCTGGAATAAGCTGGGAGGCGATTGGTGGCGGGTTAAATAATGCAAAAGTTCCTAACCCTCCAGACCAGGATGCAGCAGAGTTAGTCAGGTGGGGGGCATCTATTGTATTACCTGGCGTGGGCAGTCTTAGCAGAACTGCAAAATTTCAAGACTACAATTTCAGCGTACCACTTGATGCAACTATTAGGGGAATTGAAGTCTGGATGAAACGGTTCGTTTCCTTTTTCCCTGCCACTACAGCCATTGAAGATAATGTTGTTAGACTATTAGATGATACTGGTACTGCTGTAGGACAGAACAAAGCTGATCCTACTTTCCCATGGATCAAGCGCGACAACAACACCAAGCAAGCAATTGGCTATCAGACTTTTGGTGGTGAAGCTGATCTGTGGTACTCCACTTGGTATCCCGCACAAATAAACAGTCCAAATTTCGGGGTCTCGCTTGTAGCAAGATCTATAGTGGCGTCATCGACCGGCTCATTGCGCCACGCACAGATAGCAGTGACTTATGATGAGTTCTATTCTAATAAGCGACTTAGACTATCTATAGATGTAGTACCTCAGTCTAACTTCTATCTCCGAAGAGAAGTTTTTGGTGCATGTTTTAATGTTATAGAGTTTGGACAAAAAGAACAAGCAATAGTCCTCATTGGGGACGACCCGTGTTAATGTAATGCCATTTGATAAAGACAGACGAAATCGCTTGCCTTCTATTCAATCCAAACTCCGAAGTATTCGGGGAATGGAGAAGGACGAACTACAGCTTTTCCTCCGTATTGGAAATCTGATTGATGCCACCGTGCAGGCTGCAAGAGGCTTAGCCAATGTTGGAGATCAACAGTCACGCACACCTGCTGCTGGAATTCCTATCCCACAGAACGTCAAACTCACTTCTGCATTAGATGGAATAGATATTAATTTTGATCCGGTAGACTTTGATAATCTTGCTCACTACGAAATTGATATAGATATAAGTAGTGTCTTTTCTGCTCCTGTAACTAAGAAAGCCTTTACCAATAAGTTTGTCATTAGAGGTTTGGAGAGTGGGGTTTTCTTTGTCCGCATACGAGTAGTTGATCGTACTGGAAAGGTTGGAGAATACTCTGATACTGAGGAGGTCACCATAGGTGCTGCGGGATTTAAAACAGATGCAGATTTCTTTTTGCCTGAACAGAGAGACAATGCGGCATTTAACAATGAGACAGTCAGTAAAGATTTTTTTGTAAATGCAGGGGATAACGTACTTGTCGGTATGGGAGTCTCCTGTCTGGGTGGCAAGCGGCGACTGTTTGTATCCGGGCGCCCAGATATTCGATGGGCAGGTGGAAGTGGAGATGAACTATTTGATGTTGAGGTAGCAACCTTAGAAGAGCAGGATCTCTTACTAGAATCTCAGGGTAGAGGTTTTGGGAACGAGGTAATAAAGGGATTTTTCTATACTTATCAACATCTCCCCGGACAAGGTTTTGATCCCTTTTATATTCAGCCAGGGTTCTACCATGAGCCAGCAACAGCTTATGTCGGAGGTCCTAGTACTTATACTATGATACATTTCTTTCAGGTAGATCAGGCTAGTGCAAGTGGGAACCGCCATTGGGACGTAACCCATGGAGACTTCTTTGATGATGGATTCTATGATACTCCTAATATTGAAGCCAGATCCTCAATAAGCTGGATGTTGCAATCCGTGGTCAAATTCTAAAAGTATATTATCCTTTAATTAAGTTCTAATTGGTTATAATTTAAGTAGGCCTCTACTAATCTAAGGAAATGTATGGCTACACCTACTATCACAGGTACACCACGGGAGACGACTACAGCTCAACTCACCTCCCTGAGCTCCCTGTCGCTTCAGCAAGGCGAAGAAGCTAAGGAGAGGCGTCTCAAACAAGAAGAAGCATTTACTAAGCTTAGAGGCGAACTGGGGAAGCCTGAGGAGGATGCTCCTACCTCCCCTGCTGAATACGCAGCTCCAGGCGTCAGTCCTGATGCCTGGGTCGATTACCAGAAAGGCACCGCTGAATTCAAGACCATGAGCGCCCTCACCAGGACGGCGCAGGGCCTTGCTACCAGAAGTGGGCCTGAATGGGAAAGGCTAACTCAGAGCGTCACCGGCCCCATCATCGAAGGCTCGGCAGCCATGTTGCGAGACCAGGCTGAACTCCTTCGCAATGAATTTGCAAGGGGAGGACTGCGGCGCTCTCAGGCTAGGGAAGCCATACTCCAGATACGGAACATTGAATCAGCCAATGTTGCAAAGCAGCAAGAGCTCTGGAATGCAAATCTCGCCCTGACCCAATGGGGTGCTCAATTCGCCAATTCACAGGTCACAGAGTACAACAAATTGTATGCCGAGAATGCTGGCGGGATCAGGGACTCTTTTAATGATGCAATGGATAAAGCAGGATCGCTCCTGGCCTTGACCTCAATTCCCTTCGCGTCGAAGGTGGCACTACAAGTTGGTGAGATGGCTTCGGCTAAGGCGGTTGAGGACAGGGCTAAACGGCAACGTACCTACACAATCGCGGGTGGAGCCTTAGCAGCTCTTACTGGTGCAGTCGTTGGTGGACCTCTTGGGTCACAGTTAATCTCTAGTGGAATTGGTGCTGCCGGGGCTGCCGCCGCACCTGGCATGGGGTTTGAGCAGATGATTCAGACTGGTGGACTTCTAGGTAGTGCTGCTCAGCAGCTCTTCGGAGGTGGTGGCGGAGGTGGTGAAGTTAGTGCCCCACAGCCCGGTGAAGGACAAGGCTATGGTGTCCTAGCCCCAGGAGCGTCAGCAACAGGGGAAGATCCTAACCTAGCTCAGCGGCTAACTCAGGGTCCGCTAGGAGGAGCTGTTCAATCTCTCTTTGGCATTGGAGAACCAGGCGCGGGCATAGTAGGAGATATTGGTGGAGCTATTGGTGGAGCTATCTCTAGTGGTTGGGGTAAAATTTCCAGTATCTTTGGGAGCATATTCTAATGGCTGCAAACTTTCCAGGTAGTCTTATGCAACCCCGAGAGGATATCGGGGGCGCTAGGGGTGAACTAGGTGGAATAACTGGTCTAGCCAAAAATGCTATGTATGAGCGATGGTGGAGAAAAGAGCTAGAAGACTTCGACCGAGTTGCGATTCCAAAGATGAAGGAGGCTGTTACCAAGCTGGGTGAATTAGCCAATGATGAGAACTTCACTGACCATGGTGGGGCATGGGCAATGATGAAGGGTGCCGTATCCGCTGTTCAAACTGAAGCTCTCAAGTACCCGAACAATCCCTATATCGCCAAGAAGCACGCTAATATGACTAAGGCCCTCTCAGGCTCTTTCCAAGAAATGACTCAGGGCCTCAAGGATATGCAGGGCATTCGGACAGCTCGGGAGCAGGAGGCAACCGCAAAGTTTAAGCGTACCGATGTTATGCCAGCGCAAATTTTGGCCTCGAAGGCTCAAACCAAGGCAGCGGAGGCACAGCTTAAACAGGCCGAGAGAGGGAAGGCACGTCGAACTAACTTCGGGGATCTTAGAGGTCATGCGATTGGATGGGCGTCCACCGTAGAAGGCTCCCCATTGTATGCTAAGCTTTATGTGGATAGAAAACTAGATTCTGCGAATAAAGCCTGGGAAGGAGAAGATGGTCAAGAATATCGAGATAGAATGGGTGTGATGGCTAATCAGCAAGACTTCACCGACCTGCATTCGCTAACTGATAAGGAGAAGCAGCAGTTTAAAAAGGAGATGTTTACGTCGGCTGTTGCACAGCTAGGTGAGTCTCCAGAAGTTGCAGCTTCTTTTGTCAATGATATGATTCGGAGTAGCCCAGTTAGACAGGCTGTGGAGGATGCAAAGAAACCCGTTGTACTTAAAACTGCTTTAAAGTCAGGAACAGTCGCCTTGAACCGCATCTTTTGGAATGATCCTGCTATGGGTGAAGGAAGCGCTGCCGACTTCTCGCCAGTTATGACGAAAAAGCATCGTAACAGTATCGGTGGGAAAGTGAAAGCTATGTACGCTCGACTTCGCCTCGCTCCTAATGGCCTTAGTCATGAACAAGCCAAAAAGCAGATTTATGAAACTGGTACTGTAGATATAGCCGTTAAGCAGTTTCTAGATATTGGTAATAAGGCTGGACAGGTTACTTTATCAGAGATCGTGAAAGAGATAGATGATATGTTAGACGCAGAAGACGAGAATTTTATGTTCACCCGAGAAGAAGAGCGGCGGAAACGTCTACTTGAAGAAGGTGCATATGGCGGGGTTGCTGAAAAAATGGGGGATATAATCGGCGAGATGGCTAATGCTCCTGATATGGCTATTAGTATTTGGCAAGCAGGTATGGGAGTGATCTTTGGTAAGGAGATTGATCCGGCTGCGGCTGAATACCTGCAAAGAGCTCAGGAAAGTATGCAGGCAAAGGGACAGACAGCTAAGCCTGGCGCTTCCCCCGCTCCGACTGTTCCCCCTCGTCTAATAGATAGCGAGTAAAATGGCTGACCCTAGAATTCCACAGGAATTTCAGGATGCGGTGGACTTCCCTGCGAACGATCCAGATCCCTTTGCACCGTTTGATCCTGAGAGTGACGAATCTGTATCCGAACGGATACTCGCTACCCAACCTGAACGTACTGCTTCCATCATGGGAACGAAAGCTCCTGATAGAACAGGTGAGTTGGGCTATGAATATGCTGAACGAGAGGCAACCCGTCAGGCTCAGGCTTATCAAGCTACCCAAGCCATAATAGATGATACGGATATTCTTGATTACGTTACTCCCAAAGCACAGGGGATTAAGATTCGCGATGTAGCTAATTTTCTTTTTGGTGATGAGATGGGAGCCATTGGAATCAAGCTTGATAACGATCACATCAGTTGGTCTATGGCAAATGCTCAAAAGCAATGGAGCGACCATCCTCTACGAACCACTGTAGCTCTGGCCACTTGGGCACTCCCTGGACTGGGACATATTGCCAAGTCTAAGCGTATGGCTAAGTATGCTGGTATCACCGCGAATGAACTTTACGATGCAAAAAAGATTGACAATGTGGATGACTGGCTCAAGATGGATATTGACTCCCAAAATAGGCTCAGATCACAACTCCTGCAAGAGACCGAGCTTGCTGATCTTCTCAATAAGGCTACGAATACTCCTGAGAAGATGACCAAGATCGACACAACTAAAATATGGTTCTATCGAAACTGGGCGCATCAGTCTACAAAGATGTCAGATCCCAGTTCCTCCGCAGTCCATGACCTTCACTTCAAAGAGCGACTGGATAAGATGCTTCAAGATGAGGTTATCTCTCCCTATGTTATGACAGCTCCCGATGAGAAGCATGGACAGGTTATCGCTCGTTACTGGGCAGATGATTTATCTCTAGATAAAGTACCTCTTGAAGTTCGCGCTTGGGCTCAAGGAATGGGGAATACTCTTGAAGAGCTCCAAAAGAAGATGCTTGATACTGGCTTTCTTGATTCTTCGACCGTTGAGAAGGTTGGCAAGAGATACATCCCTCTTATACCAAAGGGAAAAGAATTTGCTATTGGTGGACCTACTCAACAAATAACTCTGTTTGAGAAGGGCCGACCTGTAGTTCATGAGATAGGACGGATGGAATCTCCAGCTCTCCTAGAGAGAACTACGGGATTGGATGAGTTCGTTGATATGATGAAAGCTGAAACGGTTCTCACGGACCCGAAGACTCTGACTGTTCGTGGACTCATGGAAGGAACTCTTCTCTATGAGAACCACATGAACATTGTTAAGATGGCCACCGATGCTAGATTTGGAACGGATGCTGCTGGCTTTGCCAAAGCAGTAGAAACATTTGGGGGGGGACTCCGAGGACTTAGGAAGGCCAAAGATGAATGGATTCCTCTTTGGGGAGATGCTACACGTCCAGGTCTTGCCGGTGCCGGGCTAAGCAATCGTCTCAAGAGAATGGTTGCTAAGGAAACCGGAGTTAATGCGGATAATCTTGGAGCGCATTATCTTAGTAAAGACGCCTTTCATCAAATGTTTGGTCCGAATGGAATAGTTGGCCAAAGTGGTGAGGCCGTTGCCGCGTTCCATGAGGTAGTAAAAATATATAAGACTTCTAAGACTGCCTTCAATGCTTATACCCAAGCACAGAATGTCATGGGAAATATTGTATTCCTCTCCATGAGAGGTATGCGGTTTTTTACTGGAGCTGAAGCGGGAGAGAATTGGAAGCTTCTCCAGGCAGGAATGGCTAATATGAACGCGAATCTGACTGCTCTAAGAAAGGCACAAAAGACTGGAAAGGGAGGAGTAGTCAAGCTCAAGCCCATGAAGGTTGGGGATAGGACTTTCTCTCCTGCGGAGATTGCATCAGAACTCGACAGTGCTATGGTTAAGGAACTCCTTGAGGAAGGAGCATTCCTTAATGCAGAGGGATCTAATCTCGGCTTTCTTTCTGGAGTTGCTGAGAAAGCAGACAATATTAGTCAGTTCTTAGGTGCTGCAACTAGAAAGACAGAAGATTTTCTTTCGACTTGGAAGCGATTCTATAACGTAGGAGACTCCGGTCCTAAGTTTGCTTACTTCATGAAGCTACGAGCCAAGGGGTTTAGCCGAGCAGCGGCAGTCCAAGAAGTAGCGAAGGCTCTTCCTGTCTATAGAGGAATTGCTGAAGGTCCTAAAATTCCTGGGCTGGGTCGAATTGGCCCTGGGTCTCTAAGAAAGGGTATGTTCCCTTGGATTTCTTTCCCAGCCGAAACGGCTAGGATTATGAAGAACAACCTTATAGAGAATCCTTGGCAAGTAATGCCCTGGCTGAAGGCCACCAATATTATGCAGGCTATGATGTATGGTGTTGGCCAACTGGGAGTTGGAGATCCTTTCACATTCGATGACCACCTTGGAATTAGGCGACAGCTTCCTATCCATGCTCAGCGACCAACTGCGGTGACCACTCCTTTCACGGATAAGAATAACGATATTAGATCTATGATGATGGACTTCCTTCCTTTCAGTACCCTTCTACCTCCAACCTATGCAGGAGAGGCAAGGATTCGGGATAAGATTCCCGTAGTCGGTGACCCTCTTCCCATCCTAGCAGGAATCATTAATGTCTTCACAGGGAAAGGTCCCTTCGGACAAGACATGCCTTCTACAGGCCCAGCAGATTTTATTGGAAAAAATATTGCTAACATGATCGGATTTATATCTCCACCCTACGTCCAGAAGTATATGTTTGATATTACGTCCCCACGTAAGCAGAGCATCACGGGACTGAATACGTATAAGATGGAACAGGATCTAGGAAAGGTAGTGAACCCTCAGACCGGAAAGCCCGGCTCTTGGCTATTCGATCATCTGATGAACAATACTATTTTCAAAAACTATGCAAGTAGCGCTGAGCAGGAGATGTTCAATCAGAGTTTGAAGTTAAGCCGAGAGGTGGAAAACGTAAGAGGGGAACTTACTAGGCGATGGAATGCTGCCATTAGATCCGACCAGGCAGAGGATGCAACAGGATACCTACAACAAATCCAAGAGACTTTCATTAAGGAGTATGGTCCTGGTCCTATTGCTCAATCGAAGATGAGCGAGTGGGTGATTCGACATAGAAGGTCGATCAATAGGCACCCCCAACTTAGGCGCTTCTCAGAAGAAGACATTATCCGAATGATGGTTGAAAACGATAAGATGTCTAAGAAGCAAAGAACCGTTGCCAGAGATAAAAGAGCAAAGGCACTATCTAGGGAGTACGTGCTTAGACAGATGAGGAGATAAGTATGGATTGGAAGATGACCGGACTTGCAATTGTAATTGCTCTAGGTCTTTGGTTAGTTTCAAACCCAGCCCAGACTGCTCCTCTAATCATACCTCAATATGAGATCTACGACATGGATGGAATATTATCAACGAGGATTCTGTTATCGTGTGATGAAATGGTATATATGAGAGATCTAACTGAGAAGGAAGGAATTCTAAGAGAGACAGATGCTTATAAGTGTGGAACAAATCAAGAGGGGAAATGCTTGCCATACTACATACAGAATGCTGTGCTGCATGAGTTAGACAATTATTTGAAAGCGGCTATTCTAGATAATTGCAAAGAGATTTAATCTTCCGTTTCAAGTTCTTCTTCAGTAACCTCATTTAAGACTTCATCAGTAGCCGGGGCATCCTCTGGCTCATCTTGGTTATTCCCCACAGGAACTATAGGTGCGCTTATCCTGCATAGGGTGCAGGTTATTCCGGCGTCTGTCCACGTTCCGCACTTGCATCTAACCATAACGCTTGTAGTTCAGGGGCTACGGGAAAGTTTTCATAGCGATGCCGTAGAACAGGAAGCTTCTCAAAGATCTCAATGGGAGTAGCTTCACCTCTATGGTACGTAGCCTTTAATCTCCTAGAGATACGCTTAGGTACGTTTTCGTCTAAGCGTGACCTCTTGCAATTATGAAAATGGTAACATATAATATCCTTAGAGAACCAGTGCTCATTCCTTTTCTTCTGTTCAACGAAAGGTATCTCGCCTGGATGAGTCCCAGTCCAAATCATATCCCTATGGTAAACTCTATGATGTTTTAAGTCTAAGTTTTGTCCATAGGCAGTTTTCAAATCAGTCATAACTTCTACCCTACGTATGATACCATACGTCTTGCCATGCTCTTCATACTGCTTTTTCATATTAACCATTTCATCAGCAAGGGCATCTAGTCCAGGTTGACTATAAATCTCATCCCCATCAAGAATGAAGTACCACTCGCTCCTGGCTTCTGCAATCATAGAGTTTCTGAAAATCCCCTGAATAAGTGGATCGACAAAGGGAAGTCTACGATAGAACATCTCTGCGGTTTTCTTTTCAGAGTTGATGAAAGACTGAAGGATCTCCCATGTCCTGTCTTGGCTTCCAATATCATAGATGACATAGCGATCAAACCTACCCTGGACTGCTCCTAGAACGTAGGCCAGCCAGTTCTCCTCGTTCATCACAAGGATCACAGGTACAAGATCAGGTATACGTTTAACGGACAACTTCGAGAATCCTATCTAGTCTATGGGTTACGAAGTGCTTGGTCCTGACCTCGTTGTAGCCATTGAAAGCAATAAGTTCTGCCAGACCAGGATTAGTACAAGCCCACATCATCTTTTCCACCAACTCGGTCTTATTCGTATAGCCAAGGAAGTGTTTCCCTTCTTCAAATAGGAGAGACATTCCCTCTCTTTCATCCATATCATTGAACAATAGCTGCCTCGTAGCCATGGACTCAATCACTCGCTGGTTGGGTCCGTCGTGCTTCTGGCCCTTGTTAAAGAGATACCTGCATTCGTGCATAGCTTCGCAAGTCTCAGGCCACCTATGTCTGTGGGCCTTGCCAACTTGCCTGATGTCGTAGCTCATTCCGAGATCCTGACACGCTTCCTTTAGTATATCTCCACGATAAAGCCCGGTCTTAGAACCGAAAAAGCCCCAGTTGAACTTGGGAATATGATGTTTGTATATTGGTCTACGGCTACCGGGCTTCTTACCTACGGGATTATGAGGAAAGAAGAACTCAGGATCAGAGGTGCAAGGGAGCCAGTGAGCAGATGGGTGAGAAACAAAGAGATCTCGTTGAGCGTGAACAGCAAAAAATACGTGGCTGTAAAGAGCAGCAATGTCTTTATGCAGATCAGGATGACCGTGGCTATCAATAAGTACCACAGCAGAGGGGATAGAAGTCGTCGAACTCTGAAGTTGGAACCTGAGCTTGCCGTCTGTTCCTCTACCATTTTCGATCTCCAGAAGTAAATCCCATTTAGATACATCCACATCGTCTAACTTGACGATGCGGTGGCCTTCTCCAATCTCTACTATGTCATGCCCCTTCTCTACGAGGCGCTTACCATAGCAGGTAGGATAGCATTCTACTACCCTGTCTCGCCATATGTCACGGCGATAAGAGAGGATGATCTTCATTAGTATAGTTCCAGAGGATAGTATAGATATTTGGCTAGTTTAAGCTTCTTTTGAATTGCTCTATTACGCTTGAGCTGCTGCTTGATTTCCTTCTTATCTTGATCCCATCGGCCTCCTTCCACATCTCCCTTTTGAATGAATAGATCTCGGGCCTCTTTGATATCCACCCACTTGTTAGGATGTGGAATAAGACCAGCCTTAACAACTCTGTTTGACCATTCACCATGGCCGTATCCAGCTCCGATGAAGTTAGGATTAAACGCACCTACTGTATTTACGGCCTTAGCTGTGACGAAAGTTAAGTCTCCCCTAGGAGTGGGACCATAGATAGGAGTTAGATTTCTCTTAGCCATAAAGGCTGCAAAGTCTGGGAAAGCTTCTGGAACCTCTTTGTCTTGGACTCGACAGAAGTGGTGAATCCCGGTGGCTAGTGAGGCAGCCTCATAGATCTCAAACCAGCCAGGTGCGGTAGGAATGAGGTCATCTTCTAGGATGACTAAGAATGGACAATTCTGAAGTGAGAAGAGTGCCCGATTCTTGTTAGCAATGACTCCAAGATTCTTGCCTCGGACATAGATAAATTGAGGGAACTGCTTAGCAATCTCAGGAGTTTCATCTGTGCTGCCATCATCACAAAGGACAAGCTTGGCATTGCTAGGCTGACTCTTGACAACAGCATCCAAGATTTCTGGTAGATGCTTGGCTCGGTTAAAAGTACAGACCGCTATCCCTCTTTGTGGAACCCAATCAAGGATTACTTCTGACATAGCTCGTAGATTACCTTCTCTAAGTTTTGTACGAATTCTGTTGAATCTGAGTACAGGTCAGCCGTTTCATATGCGTTGATAACAATCTTCTTGAACAATTCCTTATCTTCGATGAGACGCTCAATGCTAGCTTCCATCGCAGCACTATCTCCTATGGGATACAACAGACAGTTTTCTTCATGCTTAGCGTATTCGGGGCCGGTATCTGAAAGTACACAGGCCACTCCGGCACTCATAGATTCTAGGCCAAGCCTTCCCAACCCTTCAGTCCTACTTGCTCCTACCCAAATGTCTGTCTGCCTGAAGATATCTGCCATCTTGGCTCGACTTGGAGCATAGACATAAGTTAGCCAATCAGGATGCTTTACCTTGTCAGGTGGAACTTCGCCTATTCCAACGACCTCCATGGTATACTTTCTTCGCAGCTTATCCAGTACAGCAATAACTTCTTTTGTTCCCTTGAGCTCATGATGATGGATAAGAGTCGATATGATAATTGAAGTAGCCTTTGATCCATACTGTCTTTTTGTTGGATGACAATTGAAAGTTCCGTGTGCATAGTGAAACCAGCCAACCCTCTCGGCTTCTCGGGAGGGATGCTTCCAACCCTTCTGTGGGTTCTTGCAGGCTTCAGCAAGCCAGTCCGAGGTGGTAACGATCTTGCTCCACTTCTCTTTCAGAGAAGCGGTCTCAAGATCTTGAAACCTAGGATTATGAGAAAGCTTGTAAAGAATCTTATGCTTGGCTTGAGGGAGATTAGAGAAGAACTTGCTGTCCGGGTTGTCTGAATTGACAAAGAGAACGTCACAGGCCGGGATGTTTTGAATGTCTACATTGATGGGGACCTTACTCTGAAGTGACACATCAGGATTAATATCTGTGTAGATAACGCTGATGGATACGTCATGTCCCCGCTTGGCTAGCTCATTGGCAGCCTTGATGATAGTAGTTGGCCCACCGTACTTCCTAAGATGGGGTGTGATGAATACTATCTTTCGCTTGGGATAGGAAAGCTTTAGTCCAGTCTCCAGCGTAGAGATGAACTCATGGACCGATGTAGCTCTATCATGGTCTGGAACAGTCTTGGTAAGAGCATTCCTAGCCAGCTTCTCTCGTAGCTCTGCATCTGACAAGAGATCAAAAATTCCCTGAGCGACTTCCTTAGGAGATTTGTCATTAGCAAAGATCCTACAGTTCTCGCCATCCTTCCCAAACTCACCAATCCCTCCGTTATCCCAGCTAACGACAGGGACACCAGAAGCCATTGCCTCTAGGGCAGGAAGGCCATAGGAATGATACGAGGAAGGATCTACAAAGATATCGACTTCTGTTGAAAGAAGATTGGCCAGTCTGACTTGGCTCACAGGACCCTGACAGATAATGAATGGAGCTGTGGGGACTACCTCAACTCCATACGCCATGATACGAATGTCTACCCCGGCTTTGGAGAATAGCATCCATATCTCCTTGGCTAACGCAACTCCTCTATCAGCTCCCTTGAAAGGATACGCCCTATTCAGGGACAGCAGAATGGTAGGTCTATCATCTCCCTGCTCTCTACCACGCGGGTAGAACAGCATCCTATCCACACCAGGAGAAATGGTTGCCATAGGAGAAACCTTATGGTCTTTCTTTAGTATCTGTTCTATCTGCTTAGAATTCACAATTGTATGAGGTAGCAGTTCATAGGATTTATGCGCTATAGCTTTAGTGTTAGCATCAGGAGCGATAGCTGGATCGTATGATTGAACGTGATTGACTCCAACCAATCTAGAATTGTTCTGGCAGATCTTACTCACTAGGTAGGCAGTTTCAGAGATAGCTGCAACGACTATGCCACTCTTGAAAACCCGCCTGGAGAAGTTCTTTTCAAAGTCATTATCTGAGTCAAATATAATTGGAGCAGTGCGGAGCTCTGTAAGGGTTGTTACAGGGGTGCCCTTCTTACGATGAACTAAGGCAATCTTAGCATCTCCACCTCTCTCATTAATTTCATTGACAACATCTGTTATGTACTTCATCCCTCCGCACATAGCAGCAGATCGAACCACCCAACAAATCTTGTAGTCAGAGTCCCTATTCGTAATGATCTTCTCAGGAAAGGGTGCTCTGAATGGTGCCATAGTTTTGTTAGCATTATGTCCCTTGATCCATTGAGCGTATTGTGGCCAGACTCTATGGAACCTATCATTGGACCCACGCCTAAGACTAAGATGGGCGTATTCACCCATAGCTCCGAAGGATGAGCCGCGCTCATGGAAAAGGTAGGTATCATCCGCAAGAGCAGCCCTATACTTCATGTAGTAGCCATTCTCTAGATAGGTAATCACCTTCATCCAGTAGTCAGTCTCTTCACCATAGTTCTTGTAAGCCTCATCTAGAAAGCCAATCTTCCAGATCAACTCTCGTTTGAACAGGAAGCAAAATCCAGTAGGCATGACTTCAGGATAACTACGCTGAGTAGTAGCCTCCAGGGCTCGGTTCATATCCAGGTAGGAATGTCCCTGTTGCATATCAACATTGATTAGAGCGGTGTTGTTAGTGATAGGATTAATGATCTGGTTCTTCGGATTGGACTCCAAAGCCATGACCATCTTCGTAAGCCAATTGGGAGTGACGAGAACATCTGAGTTCAGGAAGCAGATGTAGGGGTTCTTGCTCTCTTTCATCCCTCGGTTTACAGTGGCAGCAAACCCTCTGTTCTTGTTGTTGAATATAACCCGCACATTATCAGGAAACTTCCTGGTCTTGAGGTACTCTCTGGTGGGAGAGTCGGAGGCATCGTCAACTATGATTAGATTGTAAGGCCAGTTAGTCCTACGAAGTACTGCATCTATACATTTAGATGCGATATGGATAGAGCCATAGATGGGAAGGATAATGTCTACAGGCTGGACCCCTTGACTAGCAATATTAGCGAGGGCGGTATTGATAGAGTTATTGGACCCTGTGAAAAGAGGTCTGGGGTCCTTGGTTTGTTCTTCTTGTTGCGCCTTAACCTTCTCCTGGTACGTAACATTGGGCTTACCGAACAGAGCCTCAGAGATTTCAGCCTCTACGACCTTTACATTAGCAGCAGTAGGGTCCACCCATACGAGTGTCCCGTCATCTTGCTTAACGAACGGCAAGCTTTTTCTCCATCATCTCGATCTCTCTGTTGAGATAGAATCTGGCCTTCCTCAAATCTTCTATCTCAGGAGTGCTCGGCTTATGCCCTGCTCTAACAAGGTACTTGACAACATTCCCTCTATGGTAATTCAAGTCCTTAGCTTCAATAAAGTCTAAGGTTTCGATCCCGCCCTTAGTGTAGTGCGGAGGATGATCTATATGCTCATATTTCTGGACACGTTTATGTGTGAAGAACTCTTCATCATCCATATCCTCTACTTTTACTTCCACTCTAAAGCCTCCGCTATTACTGGTAGTTCTTTTACAAGCTGATCTCGTATCGAGTAAGCTATATCTACGTGTTCCTTTTGTGTACCATTTCCAGTTCGCAGATTGATATAGTGCATCCATGAACGGATTGTACCATTCATGTATAGTCTGCTAGTGGTAGACATTGGAAGTAGAAACCTGGCCTGCTCTTTAGCTATGCCGTCCTCTAGTGCCTTGCAGTATAGCGAATTTGAATAATTCCACAAGTACTCTTGGGCTAAATTAAAATCTGTTTTTGTCCCCTCATCAAGATCATCTATGCTACTCTGCCTGTTAGACTTATCTTGTCTCCTAGCTTCATACTTCTCATATCCAGAGGCCTTGGAATACCTTTGGGAAAACTCTTGGAAGCTAAAACTTCTATGTCTAACAATCTGTGCTGTGATGGACCGGCTAGTCACAATCTCAAAACAAGCATTAGCCATTTCAAAGGGAGACCAGTGCTGGTTCCTGATTAGGTATCTGATGAGTCCTGTGTTCTTGCTCTCCTGATTCTGCGGATTGGAAACCCTGCCAATATAGAGAATCTTCTTTTCAGCTTCAGGAGTAATCCAGATCAGAGCGGTCTTCATTGTATACTTTTCAGCTCCACAATGAGCTCATCTAAATTGAAAAAGATCCCAGTGGCAAATTGGTACATCACGTCCCATCTTTGATCTTCTTCACTAACCTCTGGAAATAGAACGTAGCCTTTCTTACCTTTGCCTAGCATATAGCCTAGCTCTAAATGAGCAGACTTACCAGCAGGTAAAGCTAGAAGAGCTATATCAGATCTATCTAAGTGATGCTTGTCAAACTGATAGACATGGGTGGCAGCCCAACCCTTCAAGGCTTCCTTATACGTTCTGCCCCTGGCTTCCTCATACTTCTTCCACCAATCATCTGCCTCAGGGCCAGGGGCAATCCAGTCATCGAACACCTCAAGATCAGCTTCTCGTAGCTTAACGCCAATTGGTATAATTTCTGGGTTGCGTAAGCTGCCAATCAAGTAAACGAGCATATCAAACCATATAGTTTTCGATGAAGTTCAAAGCATCCGTAACAGAAGTAGCCTTATAGATAACCTGAGATACGATCCATGGATGTGTTCTAATGTTTGGATCACAGTCCTTACCTAAAATTGCTACCACTGGTACGTCCCTTTCAGCACACCATTCAAGCTCAAACAATGTTCCTATTGGTCGTCTTCCATCTTTGGTTGTGCTCAGGTTCATTATAGCAAACCCACCAGAGATACGACACCTATGAAGATCATATTTATTACGGCCAACTATGGCCTCATCAGAAATACTTGACTCTAGATGCTTACCCTTCTTCGTAATCTTTTCATTCCTGAGGGGATCAATAGGAATGAATCCCAGCTTCAATAAGAATTTTCCAGCTCGTTCTCTCCACGTATCCCCACCATACTCTACTGGCCCCGCCAGGTAGACGAAGGGTTTATTCTTATATGTAACTATCAAACAATCCTCCTTAACGGATAGTTAACTTCGGGTACTTCTCAGCAGCGGAAGACCGACTCCAGCCCCCACACTTCTGACACTGATACCGCTGATACAGCCTTGTGCGAGCAAACTGGAATCCTCGCTTTTGGAGATTCTGTGCTCCACAGATAGGGCAGGCATCGTCCCTGCCATCCACAAGGTTGACGTTTGGATGCGTAGTGGAGAGGCACTTGATCTTCTCATATACCTGCTCTAGAACTACCACGTCTTGCTTGCAGTGCTTGATTACATACTTGATAGATGGCCTATGTCCAGCCATCGCCTTGATCCAGATAGGACCACTGAGCGGAGTCTTCTCTTCTAACCCAGCCCAAGCAGCGATTGTCGCTAACCTGTTTGAGTTGAGCCTGAGATTGTCCTTGGCAATCTTCCACGTATCTATTAGAGGGATAGGTGGAAGTGGAGGAAGACCATGACCCAAAAGTCTAGTGTTCATCATAGGTCGGTCGAACCACTTACCAAAATGGGCTACCCACATATCCGCATCTTCCAAGGACTCCAAGATCGCTTTACAGATCTCCTTGTCATTGGTCGGATCATCATTGAAAGTAGAAGAGTCTGCTATGCTCCAGCATTTGATCTTCGGCTGACCTACTAGCTTCGTTGCTCCGCACAGGATGTAGCCATAGTTACCCTTGAGGTTCGTGGTTTCTAGGTCCCACAAAACTATCTTGGCTTTCTTCCTAGGAGCCATCCTCGCAGCTTTAACAGACTTTATAGCCTTAACAATCCTTGCCCGCGAGACTGTTCCTTTTCTCTTTGGCCTCTTGACCGTTCGTTTGGTCGCGGGCTTTACATTCTTGACCCCGCGCAAGTACTTCCGCTTCTTGATCGTTCGTTTCTTAGCCATTCATTTTCTCCCCTTTAACCCAGACTAAAAAGTCTTTTAGGTTGAAATAAGCAATCACGTCGTCTTTCCCCTTACCGGCAGGCTTCCAACAAACAATAGGCAGCCCCCTTCTTTTGCTATTGGCCTCGGCTTGCCTCAATGCAGGCAGACCAGGAAAGGCCCTTGTATTCTTACACTCGAAACTGAAAGGAACCCATGACCTTGCATTTTCACTCAGCATGATATCCTCACCGCCACTACCCATAGGGCGACTGACAACATCATCCTCATGCAGGGAAGGATTAACTTCTAAGATAGTTTCAACTACCATCTTCTGAAGCTTGCGACCCTTAGCTTTGGCGCTACTTGTCTTCATCCTTCTTCCACTTAAAGTACCCTATCATATCAACCAAAATAAATGTTCCCTCACAAGCAATGATAGACGTTAGACCTGTCATGAAACCTACGACTACCCACAAAACATTACCTACTACTCTAATAAGCCATCCAGACTTTTTCTTTTGTGAGAGAAGACAGGTTCCAAAGATGACTATTGCAGTTGCAATCCAACCTATAAAATCAGGACTCATCTCGATCCCGTACTATCTGTACCTTTCGTAGCACGCCACTTATCCTTTACTCTCTCCCGACACTCAATACACCGCTTGGGCCGTCGTCCTCTGCTACCCTTCTGGTCAAATTTCCTGCCACAGTCTGAGCACCGAATGTCTAACTGCATTACTTCTTCTTTTTCTTAATAGGCATAGGTGGTTTATTCTTTGCACGAATTCCATCAATGACTCCAGCCTTTAACATCTGAGAAGGGGTGAGCCAAACTTCCCCCTTCTTCTGAGCGCTCTCCTTCCACTTCCTAGCAGACCAAGTTGAATGCCGCTCCAATAACATCCATGCTCGATCTTCCATTGCTTGAAAGGCCTTGGCCTGGGACATCAGGGTAGCGGGATTCCCCACCCCGATGCTCTCAGCATTGTGGGACATGAGCATGGAGTTCTCAGTAACGTAGCGCTCATCTCCACAGGCGAGCAGGATGACAGCGGCACTACAGATGCAGCCAGTGCCCACTGTGATGATTTTAGTAGGTGTCGTGACAATGGCATCATAGAGGGCAAACATCTGGTCCATAGAGCCACCATAGGAACAGATGGAAAGCGAGACAGGCCTGTTAGGAGTATTCTCAAAAAAGGATAGAGCCTTGATAATTCTATCTACGGAATGCTGCTCAACATCATCATTGAAGTAGATGATTCGCTTCTCTGTATCAACTCCATACTCAAATAGGAATTCGAGTTTCTTATGAATCCCATTCCCATTCTTAGAGTCCTTACCCATCTTTAGTTATCACTCCTTTTCCTGAAGCACTGGTTATCCTTTTTCTTTTAGTGACATGAATCCTATTGGGTATAAGAGCTTTAAGATGATCCTCATTAGAGATAAGAAAGACAGTAGACTTTCTTTTCATGAGCTCATCCACTAAGTAGTTTACCACACTTTCACAGTTCTTGTCATCCAAGTATAGGAAAGGCTCATCTAAAATCAAGACATTGGAAGAATGTCTAACCTGTGTCTCAGCTAGATCAGCTAAGGATAGACCAATAGCGAAGGAAATCATTTGCTTTTCCCCACCAGAGAGAGAAGCAAAGGAGTTACCACCAAAGTCGTTCCAACAACGTAGAGCAAATTCCTCTTTAGTCTTACCAGATTTCATAGACTTATTAGTGGAGAATTCTACGTGGAGCTGGGAATTGTTCAGCTTCTTCAGATGTTGTTCCGTACCTGTGTTTAGGAAGGAACATATCTTATCGAACAATAAGGTTCTGATATCCTTTGAGAATGCTTCCTTCCATACAACGATAGCATCTATTTCTTTTTCTAGTGTCGCTTGCCTATTCTTAAGTTTAACCTCTTTGCTCGACTCTTGTTCTATACTTTCTTTCACTTGCTCGATTGATTTTAGATAAGGATTCCAATATCCTTTGTACTTTTCCAGCTTCTCAGTCTGAACGATAACGTCTGCTTCGGCTACAGTTTTGTTTAGAGCTATTCGTCTAGCCTGAAGAAGCTGAAGGTGATGGACTTTATTAGCTTCCTCCGTAATCTCCTCTTGAATCTGGTCTCTCTCTTCATTTAATCCTTTTATTATTTGTGTAATATTCTGTTTAGCTTGTATAGTTTTCTTAAGCTTCTCTTTATAATCATCTAACTCAAGACTTAAACTTACTTTCTTCTCTAATCTAGTCTGCAAGTCTGGCCAGATCTGCTTACACGTTGGACAACTATCAGAGTTAAGACAAGCAATTTGTTTTTCTAGGCTATCTTTATGTGATATATATTGTCCGCTTTGGGTTAATATTTCTTGAAAAGCCTCATTCCATTTCAAAAATGCATTACCAATTTCCTTTGTTCTCTCCTTTAGAGGTTTCAAAGATCTAGGAGCTCCAAGATTTTCTATCTCTGTATCTAAGTTAGCTCTATCTTTGTCGTTAGTTACCTTTCTTTCTAGGGCTTCCTTCACTAGAAATTCAACTTGCTTAATATCTTCAGCTTGCTTTATCTCCCACTGCTTAGCGTTCTCTTCAATCCTATCTATAGTAAACCCATGAGCGCAGATGACAGCAGCGCATTGCAACACATCTATCCTGCATACCTCCTTCTCATGGACAATAGTTTTAAGGAAGGCTATTGTAGTTTGGTGCCAGGTCTGGAGTTTCTCTAGAGGCAGGATGGTTTCTAGAACTTTGTACTGCTCGGCTGAGCTCAAGGAAGGGAAAGAAAGAAGACGGCCTTGGCCGAAGAAATCTGTCTGAGCAAAGGTCTTGAAATCTCTGCCCAGGAGTTTGTTGATAAGCTTCTGAGTGTCTACCTCAAGGCGGCAGGTTAGGTCTTGGCCAGCCCCAGTCTTTAGCCAAAGTCTATTGGGGTTTCGGCTTCTCTTTATGATGTAGTGCTGGGAATCATCAGAAGTAAAGCAGATCTCTACAAAGGCGTGACCACGACCAGAATGCCGATTAACAACATCGTCTGCTCTAACCCCGTCAGGACTAGTGCCAAACAGACCCCATACCAGGGACTTTGATACAAGGCTTGACTTGCCACTACCATTAGAACCACCGTCATCATACGAATGTCCGGTAACAAGGACAAGGCCAAGGTCAGCAAGGCCCAGAGTGATAGAGTTAATCGAGAATACATTATCAGTCTTTAGCCACTGGAACTTCATACTTTCCTGCTCGAAGTTGTTTTCCTATGGACTTGGTGTGAGCATTAAGTTTCTTCTTCGTAGCATACTCTTCTGCAATTAAGTCTAGATCGGAGAAGTCGGCTGCGCTTAGCTTGATCTTAGGAGCAGCCATAGTATCCTCAAGAGTCTCGCGCCAGTCTCCCTCTTTATGAGGCTCAGCTAGATCACGAATAAACTTAGGATGATCTGATTCGATATGCTTAATGACTATTCCGAATTCATCTACTGAACAATCTAGCCAACCTCTAGGCTGTCCCGCATCTCCCCATGTATGTTGCATAGGCGCACCAGGGATAGTCAGCTTAGGGGATACTAGCTTATGGTCATGGTAATGTCCAGAGAAAACATGGGCAACATGCTCTGGAATTATAGCGGGATCAAAGATTTCGTCTAAGAAAATTTTACTGTTGACTGGAACCCCTGAAACTCCTTGATGAATAAAGCAGATAGAGTTTACGGGGACGTTATTGAAAAAAGCTAGGAGTTCGTCTTTGCTTTCGGTGTAAGGTAAAAACGCTAGAGAAGTACCATTGGTATAGTTCAAGAAAAATTCTTGCTTCTCGACCAGTGCTCCTAGCTCCTTTAGCCAGGAGAGCGAGTGTATTGTGCCTGCCCGATCCTTGTAGTCGTGGTTCCCTGGAATCCACCATTGCTTTATCCCATCCGCAGAGATCCCTGAAAAGACCTCATGGCCTGCCATCAATACTTCAGCATCAGTCCTGCCTTGAGTATGTGTAACATCACCACAACAGAAGATGTCCCGTATGCCATGCTGCACAGCATACTTTTTCATTTGGTTTAGAACGTCTATCTGTTGAAGCAGCCGACTGTTGCGACCTTCGATTAGCTTAGAACCATAGCTCCAGCAATGAAGGTGCAAGTCCGAGTAGACAATGAATCTCAATCATTTGGCCTATAGAGAGTAACGTCAATACCTATAAAGCCAAAGCGAAAGGCAAAACAGGTGGCATCCATTTCTCCATCAGGAGTAGCCGCCCCTACCTTGTCAAAGCCAAACGTCCAATACCTAGGAAGAACAATGAGTACAAGCGAAATCTCAACCATTTTCTTGACTACCCCAAGGAATCATGTGCCCTCTAGCACATGCCTCTTTAATGAAATGTTCATACATTGCATCCAGCCCACCATTGTCTGCCACAACCTGTGGCCACTCAATCTTAGCAAACTCTGTACCTGTCTCCAAGGTATAGACTTTGCTTCCCTTCGGGTGGTTCACCATCCCAATACTAATCATGGCTTCAAGTAGAGAACCCATCGTGTCAAATCCACCGTCTACCATCAAATTGATTTTGAAGTCAGGGTGCCGAAGCTTAGCCACCTTCAGCTTCTCGATGTTCACCTTGATCTCTTGTCCTAGCCTTTCTTTGCCATCCGCAGTCTTCAACGTCTTGGCGTGCTTGAACTCAATCCTATTAGAGGAAAAGAACTTGATGGCATGACCACCACTTGATGTAGTCTTCTTACCATACATGGCCATCGTTTCGTGGGCATGATTCACTAAGAGAAGGAGAGCCTTTTTCTTAGCCACCTTAGATGTAATCATCTTCATGCCCATCTTTATCTGTTGAGCTAACTCACCTGGCTTCTGATTGGTTAGACCTTTTTCTCCTTGCCACTTCGTAGGGACTGCCGTAACTGAATCCACTACGATAACTATAGGCTTGTTGAAGTTTATCAGCGAGTCCAAGAGTTGCCCAATCAAAGTAAAGGTTTCCTGAATTGTCTCAGGAGAATAGATTTTCAAATTATCTATATCAACACCTATCTCGGCAGCCCGCATGGGTTCAAAGGCAGTCTCCGTATCTATCAAGATTGCCATTCCCCCTTGCTTCTGAGTCTCAGCAATTGCAAGGAAACCCGCAGTGGACTTCCCACAGTAAGGGAGTCCATACAATTCGATTACACGACCCACGGGATAACCCGGTCTACCCATAGCTAAATCTAGCTGAGGCATCCGGGTTCTTATCCCGTAGGGAATGTGAGACGCTACCCTCACATCTGAAGCGCGATAGCCAGGTATATTCAACTCCTTTTTGGCTAGGGCTTTCTCAACCCTAGAAAAGAAATCATCTACCTGGTCGTCCTTTTGTGTCACTGATTACTCCGCGTTTGGATCGGGGAGCTCAACGGATGGAACAAAGATCTCTACCGCAACGGTAGGGACCACAGTCTCTTCAGTAACCGAACGGTTCTTGAAGAAGAGTCCCCCTGCCAAAAGAGCTGCCACAGCAGCGCCGATCAACAGATTGCGAGTGGTCAATAGACTAGCCATTGTTATACCTTTCTTTCTGAATTGTCAATCATTGCGAATGGACTCTTAGGTGAGCTCACTTCTGGAGCAACCGCTGAAGTCCGACCTGTTGCTGTTCCCCCTACAGCTAGAGTCTTACGGGGACGACCTGGACTACGAATCACTACCCCACGCTCCAAGAGAATTTTACGGGCAGTCATTCTATTGATCCCGAAATCCCTCTGAAGCTGAGCAAGACCGTCGCCCTTTGTGTAAGCTGCCTCAAGGGCATCTTCATCTACTTTGACTCGTCTAGCCATTTACTTCTCCTCAGTTGTGAACGGTGGCGGTACGTCAGGTGCAGCCACCGGAGCTTCAAACTCTCTAGAAATCTCTGCCTGTTCTACGATCCCAGGTGCAGCCTCCACTTCGGACGTGACCGGAGCGTCAGGCTCTACCGGAGTCGGGGTTCCCTCAGAGATGGTAGGTGAGTTGTCGAACCCCGGCACAAAGTCCTCCTTCAGAAGAGCTTCGAGCTCTGCGTGAGTCGGAGGAGGGGCAACCAGATCCAAGTCATGAGACTCAAACTTGCTGAAGTCGATCCCCTGTGCTGATAAGGCCTGCCCAATGTCTGTCCGCTTAGGTACTCCATGGACAAAGTACTCGGTAGTCTCCATGGTATCCCCAGTCTTTTCGATCCGAACATCGAAGCCTGTCTGGAGGTCAGTCATGCCACCCCAGCTACCATCAAAGTCCCTGTCATAGCGAACAAGCTGGCGCTTGACCTTGACTCCGAAGCGCATCACCTGTACTCCACTCTTAGCCCCTGCCCCATCAGGGTCAGCAAGGATAACAGCGTTCAGGATGAATTGTCTACGAGGCCGGAGCTTCTTAGACCTTATCACACTATCGGGATCGCTAGTCTGAAAGAGTCGCTTCCCTTCATCACAGACAGGACAGGGTGCCCCTAAATTGGTAGGGCAGGTATCCCGACGAAACCTTCCACCTGGATTCCAGGGGTGCTCACGAAACTCTCTGAAAAACTTCTTCTGTCCAGGCATCGGAGGCATAACCCTAAGCTGAGTTATACCTTTCTTCAGGACATAGATAGCTCCCTGCTGGGTAGTCTTTATTCCACTGTCTTTCTCAAGCTCTTCTTGCATAGCTTGATCGTCTACAGGTACGTTTTGAATCGGCATTCCTTTTACTCCTTTAGCTATATTGCTTTTTCTCTAGTCGTTGATTATGAGCTAGGACATTCAGCGCTTCAGCCTTTGCCCTTAACGCTCTGACTAAACCGTCAAGTTGATAGTGATATAGTCTATATACCCCTAAAATGTCAACCGTCTTTTGATACTCAGGATGTTTGATTACAGCCTTTTTCAGCCTAGCCTCAGAGGGCTTGTCCCCAGCCGCTATGATAGCCTGTCGAAGCTGGTCATCAACAGCGGATACAACAGCATCAAGCTGCTCTTCCTTCCTAATATACTGAGCCTTCAAGTGAGCCGCTATATCACTATAGTAGGCTAGCAAATTGCCTATCTTTGTCAACTCCTTGTCCACAGCATTATCATCTATAAAGGTATCTTCGCTAGCATCAATCTCCACTTCCCTAGGCTGCCACGAAAGGACACCTTTATCATTCTCTACGATTTCTTCTACGTGAACCTTAAACTTTGATAGTACTACTTCTTCGGCCATAACACTTCCCTTAGATTGGGAGTCTCAAAGTCCTCTCCCTTTATTACCTTTCCACCATCATCCTTATCTAGACTTTTAGTCATGTTAGAACGATGAACCTCTCTGAGGATTGCATCAATGTTAATCCCATAAGATACTGCTGATCCGTATGTTACATATAGCAAATCCGCTATGGAGTCTGCAACCAATTGAAAGTGCTCGTCCTTAGGATGGCAAAGATTCAATTGCATTGCAGCTACCAACTCAGCTAGCTCCTCTATCATCAGCCTAATCTTAAGCATAACCTCTTCTGCCTCAGGATCTCGGTGTCCAGGGTTTCCAGGTGGAGGAAAGAATT